CTAAATCCCTGACATAAGTTCCCGAAGGAAAACCTGGATTTAGTTTAGTATAAGAAGTAACCGTTTCGGTTGAGTCAATTTCTATAATATTATTCCCATTTCCGAAATAAAGTTTGCCTAAAAACTGAGCCGAAGGTCGGGGAACGAATTGAGTATAAGAACCTACGTTACCCACGAATGTTTCACCCGTTCCGTCAAAGTTTATCTTCGTAACCCCGTTATCGTGTCCGATAAACATCTTTTCAGTCGCCCCGTAAAACTGAATTGAGGAACCGTATATAAAATTTGGCCCTTGAGCCGTCAAGGTCGCAAGAGCCACAGGGTTATCGTAATTGGCGTTGTAAGTTGCCGGATTGTTTACCTGTATCTTGCTTATTCGTCCATTGTCAAAGAGAGCATAAACAAAAGTAACATTCGTACCGTTTAAGTTCTCTAAACGGGGACGGGCGGCTACGCATAAAGACGAGTTCCCCACTCCGTCAGGGTTGTTAATCGCAATCGGGTCTTCCATCCAAGTCAGGTTGGTAGGATTTGAAAAGGGGTCAGTACCAAAAGTTGTTTCATATTTAGCCAAACCCGAATCCAACGCCCCGATATTCTGGCGCGTCAATCTGCCTGTGAAATTATCGATTATACGAGTCGGCATTTATAGAATCTTTTTAATATACGAACCATCTACATCCACATAATCATTAGCACCTGCGTTAGACATTATCATCGTAACGCCCATTGTCTTACCTGAGGCTGTGGCTACTGAGGCTGTGTTCATATCATATAACCTGACAGAAACCACCGAACCAAAAGCGGAAGGGTCTTTTTGCTGTCCTAAGTTGACTTCAAGTATTCCTCTTTGATTATTGTTCCCGTTAGCCAGAATAGTGTAGTTTATCCGTCCGCTGATAGAGGCGAGTGTTCCCGTAGGTACAACCATTACCGAGCTTAACACCGCACCGCCAAAAGTCGCTTTTACTAAGACTGACCCTGTGGCAGCGAATTTATTTACAAACATCGTGGATTCAACCACATTCCCAGAACCTAAGATACTCGCAGGTATAGTTGAGGTTAGAACCGAGGTTTCAGACACACCCCTAATACTTATTACCGAGGCTACCTGACCTACCAGAGTAGGTGAAGCCCATTTAACACCCGTGGCTTGTGAAGCGTCAGCGGTCACGACTTGGTTATCTGAACCGACACCGAGTTTAGTTAAGACTGAGGAAGCCGAGGCTATCAGGACATCGCCCTTAGTATATCCTCCGGCGTATCCCGTACCGCCTAAATTAGCGGTCTGGACGTGTCCACCTCCACCAGAGGCGGCAGAACGTAAGTCGCCGTTTATCGTGCCTAAGACTGAATTATCGCCTGTAACGCCTATTACAGCCTCTAACTGGCCTACGGCTGAAGAAACCGTATTGTGTAAAGCGGAGTGAGAAGGTGAGTTAAGTTTGTTTGAACTTGTCGGATAGTTGAAACTTGATAAAGTAGATGGAAACATTTTTTTCTATTTAATTATCCATATAAAATCGTGGAATCGTCATAACTAACGGTTGCATCATCGTAAGTCTTTACATCCCCCGCCTGGACGTTTGTCCAAGTCGGAGTTATGGGTGCTGTTACATTAGTCCAAGCCATCAGAATTCAAAGCCTGTTATTTGTAAAGGTGTCGCCTGTAAGGGTGTCTGTACTCCTCTTGCGAGAGTGCCGATATACTGCTTTACCCGTTCATCATATTTAGCGTTAAATTTATCGCCATCGCCTATCTTCGCAGAACCTAAGGAGTAAAGGTAAGAAGCCGCTATTCTCCAGCCTAAAAGAGCCGTATCCAGATTTTCAGGGTAATTTACGGTATCATTTACCGAGGTGTATTCAGTCGGCTTTAAGAAGTAAAATATCCGGATTAACTGACTTAAATTATCAGTCGCTAACGGAGTAGGAAAAACCTCAAATGAATTCCCTCTATCGTCAAATTTAGGGAAGTTCCGCTGTGTGTTCCCTCTAAGCCAGCTAAATGAAGATTGATTGGCTATGTTTGCCACATCTATCTGGTTAGCCTGCATATAGTTATTAGCGTTCGTGTCCGTGTAGTTTAATTCAATCGCTTTAAGGAAAAGCATATCCGTAGGATAGAAGTAAGTGCCTTGTCCTGCGGTAGCGTCCGTGTAAGCCTCTTGTAATTGAGAAGCGTCCACGCCCTTAGATACCAGTCGCCTGTGTAAGTCCTGTAAGGCTTCATTAGCGAATATAAGTCCATTGGCATCAGTCAGTCCGTTAGAATCGGTCTGTGTCTGAGCGCGGGCGAAGTTTAAGATGGTTGATAGTGTCATATTAGTTTCCTTATCTCCAAGCCCGTAAAAACGGGCTAAGAGTAAGCAAGCTAATTGGAAAAGGAACTTTCTACGCGCTGAATCCTTTGCGTTGCCAAAGTATCTTCAAACCGAGTAACACCCAGAGTGACCTTTCCACCGATAGAGGTATAGAGGTTAAGCGGGTTGTTAGAGTCGGGAGTAGATACGATAATAGGAGTCGGTTGCTGGAAGAAGCCCCAGCCGAACGAATCTTTGCCCAATACCGTGGTCGGAAGAACCGGAACGGTAGAGTTAAAGTAGTTCTGCCAAGAGGATTCAAGGTAGCGAACGCCCCTGAAGTTAGTCATCGTACCTTTCAAAAGGTCATCAACCGAGGTATAGCGACCTGCGTCCAACCAACCGCCAGAGGCAGTAGTGGACATAAGGTCAGCCATAACCTGCGGATGAATGACGGCAACATAGTAATCGCCTTCAAACGGCTGTACTCCGGCTGCGTTAGCGGAGCGGAGCATTTTGACCGCGCGGGTCATATCGTTCTGAGTGATGGTATCGCCAGCACCCAAGCCTGCGCGGGAAGTCTTGCCACCTGAGTAGATAACCCCGTTTGTGCCGGAGTTAACCACGTTCTGAATGGCAGTATCAACCAAGCGAGCCAGAGAGTTCTGCACGGCGGTAGATGCCTCGTCAACCACTTCAATAGCTGAAGAATGCATCAAAAGGTCGGACACCTGAACCAAGATACCAAATTGGTTCTGACCAGTTGAGTAAGAAGTAGCACCCCAAGTCACCGCAGTCGGGTTAGTACCCTCAGTAATAGCGGCAACACCCTGGCTGTCAGCAACAGGCTGTCCGCCACCAGTAACGCTGGTAGCCGAGCTTCCCAAAATGGAAGCACCTGCACCCCAGACAGAACCCGACAATACGGAGTTTGCACCCGTAGTGTAGGCCATGCCGAGGTTAATTTTAACTGGCAACTGGTTGGGTTGCGGAAATACAATTCTGTCAAAGCCCTTCGGCACATCTTTCTTCTTGCCAAGGCGGGCGTACCTTAATTGGGGTTCAAGTACGCGAACTATATCGGAGATATAGGAAACCAATAATTCTGATTGATTGTTACTTGAGCCACCCCAGTTACTATTTCGGATTGTTGGATTGGCCATGTTAGTTTAACCACCCTTATAAGTTGAGGCTTCGCAAGGCTTGGGCCATTTCACCAGGATTGGTGCGTTCCCATTCAAGTAGCCTTTCCCGCTTTTCGGCGGTTGTCATTTCATTGACGGGCTTGTCATCGGCGCTTCTCATAGCTGTTGAGGCTGAGCCTCCAGCGGGAGATTGCCTTTGGACTTGAGGGGTGTTCATATCAAGTTTTCCAGCCTTGTAAAGTACGGCTACCGTAGCTTCTTCCATGTCTGCGCCTGAGAGGACTTTCTCTTTAATCTTTTCCTCATAATCGGCGGCGTTTTGGAATTTATTGGCTACTTTAGAAAACCCTTTATGGAAGTCTAACTCTTTTTCTAAGGCAGCGGCCTTAGCGTTAGCTTCATCCCTTTCCTTTGCGGTTAACTCAACTTTTTCGGATAAGTCTTTAAATCTGTTATCGGAACGAGCAGGCTTCTTTTCTTCAACCTGTTCCGGTTGTTCATCTACCTGTTCGTCATCATTTGTTAAATCGTCTGACATTTCAGCCCTTTCTACATCAACTTGGGAGGCGAACCCCAAGCGAGATTTAGTTGTTATACATCAAACCAATGAGGGGACTAACCTATTGGCGAGATTATGTATTCCTTTGAAAACGTTTTAAGTGGGCTTGAGAGCAGTTATACGAGTCGCAAACCACTACAAGCCTGTTGGGGTTATCTGGGTGGGCGTGGATTTTTAATTCAGCCCTGTTGATTACTTCTACTGGGTCGGTTGATTCAGGGCAATAAGAACACCTGAGTTCGCCGACTGCTTTAAAGTGAGGGCAAAGCGTGTACTGAAGATGCGCGGGCTGTTTGTTATCCATTACCCCGCAAAACTCACACGTCCCGCCAATAACCCTGGGATACATATATGAGTAGGCTACAGTTTTGCTCCCTTGTCGTTCAATAGATGGCATTTTCGTAAAGTTACTGTTGATTTAATCTTTTGGTGACTTCACCAAGTTCTATTCTAAAAGTTTCGGCTAACTTGTAGAGGTCGCTATATCTCTTAGCCCAGATTAGTTGCCCCTGAAGCCGATAGATTTCTGGGTCATTGAGCTTGTCTTGTTTAGCTCCTGCGAGGAGATTTCTCTCCGTCTTGTCCACTAATCCGTCAAACAATAAGTCTTTCATTACTTGCCAGTCCTTATTCTTGGACAGCTCGTTGATGGCTTCAATCATCCTGACTAAAGACGCTTTCCGTTGCCGCAGAAGGGAATTGTCAACGGTTATTTCATCATCTATATCAATGAAGCGTTCATTGTTCATTAGGCTCTGTTGGATTGGTTGTTAATCTTAATCTGTGTCTTTACTGAAGCGACTCCGGTAGCGGCGGCTTCCACAATCGTGAAAGTACGGGCTAACTGGCTCAATAAAGGCATACCTGAAACCTGGCGGGAAGTCAGGGTGGATGCAGCAGCGTTGCCGATAGTACCACCGAGAATTGAACCCACGTTGGCGGAGGAGTTAACAACGGGGTTAATACCGCTGCTAATAACTGGAATGGATAGCCATTCGGGTTTTGCGCCGTTAGACACAACACTCGTCCTGGCTACGTCATACCAAGTAGTTCCGCCGTCATCCGTAGTCTGGAAAACTACGCTCGCACCTGCACCGGCTACGGAAGCGGTGACTTTAACTACAACATTGTCGGTATCTTGAGGCAGAGTAAATGTATGGGCTACACCACCAGCCGCCGAAGATACGCCGATGTTCCCGTTATCTTGGAACTCTACAAACTGAATAGGTAATCGTAAACTCATTTTGGTTAGTTTAGTTGGTTAATAATACGACCTTTATTTGGAATATTTACTCCCGAACATATGCTTCTCAGCTGCGGTATTCAACCTTGCCCGTGTGCCTTTGCCTTTGAACTTTTCAGCCTTTTCTTCCGTCTTGTTGTCTTTTAGACCCATTTTCTTTTCGTGCTTTTCTTCCATAGCTTCACCTTTCTTGGTGACTTTGTTGCCATGCATCGCACCCATTTTGTTCATAATCTTGTAAGGTACGGAACTATTTGCCCCATACTCTTTCTTAAGTTTTCTCTCTAAGAATTTAGGCATCTTGGTTAATTTAATACTGGGTTGTCGCTACGCTGGCAACACCAACGGATTTG